TTATGGTGCCGGTACTGAAAACAGCGTGGCTTCATATGAATTTGAAAAGTAATTCTGGCTGGTGCTGTTTGTGCACGTAACCCGGTAGTAATATGTCCCAGAAGCAGTAATTGGATCGACTGCCTCCAGAGAGCAATATTGCCATGAGCCACCATCGAGGCGGAACCTGCGCCACACCACCTCGTTTCGGGAACTGAACGAAGGCGAGGTGGAACGTTCCAAACTACAATCCACACTTTCTGACGCACCTCCGTCATGCATCATATAAAAACTAAATTTTATATATGGACGGAGTTTGCTTGCCTTACTGAAATTATACGAAACATATCCATATGTCCGGGAGGGACTCTGTACGTAGTCATACCAGTTCACCGATCTGGTATAAGTTGTTTCGTTACCACCGAAAAGAAGGTTAACGTCACTTCCCAACTTTGCCGCAGTTACAGATCCATTCGCGATCTTATCGGTCGAAACAGAAAGGTTTGCCAGCTTGGCGCTGGTAACTGCAAGGCTTGCAATTTTCAAATCCGTTATTGCGTTGGTTGCAATCTTTGTATTACCCACCGAACCATCGGCTAATTTAGAAGCCGACACCGCAGCATCTGCGATCTTTGACGTAGTAACAGCACTATCGGCAATACGATCGGTTTTCACCCAGCCCGGCATTTTAATTGCAGCGATCTCATCCACCAGCGAAATTCCGGCGCTTACGATCTTTTCAGAAAAACTCTTCAACCCACCGATAACCTGACTACCTCGTGTCAATACCACGCTATCCGAAATAGCGTCAAAGTATGTTCTGCCACCACCTGTGGTAAATGGTATTGATCCCACACCCGAAGGTACATCATACACGATCTCAATTGTAGAAAGCGTTTGTGTCGGACGGGAGTTGCCATCTTCGTACGTCAGCTCTGTATCCTCGATAAGCGCTGCTTTGAAATACGCTGGGAACGACAACACGGCAGCACCCTGAAACTCTATAACAGTATCATCTATATATACTATACCCGGAGCTATAGTAAGGCCGCTCACCTGGCAGCCGGAAAGAATAAAAGCTCCACGTCCCTTCAGAAGCGCTCCCCCCGATTTATCGGCAAGGCTCTGTAATATTTGCAGATCGTCCAAAGAACGCGGACGACCGCCTGTTTTTAATGCTAAACGTCTCATGTTGTGTTATTAGATATAAAGTAATTCGTGATGTATCGTAGCCAGTTTATACCGCAAGATCTGTCCTATAACCTGGTTCTCAATCGCAGCAAGCTCTACCGGCAATACAACCCGGAAGCCATCGATCTGCGAGATGTCATATTCAAACAACAAATACAGGTATCGCGGTCCCGCTCCTTCACTTTGCCAGTAGTCGAAGTCCGGTTGCTGGCCTTCGCCCGCGAAGTAATCGAACTCCCGCTGATCGATTGAATGTACTATTTTTATTCTCCGCGCTTGCGGATCGAATATATCGTTCAGCATTCGTTCCATGTGTATGGTCTGACCATTGTAAGTCAGCTCCACACGCCGGGCATCTACCCACACCAGGAAAGCGTCGTTAAGAGTTCGCATCGGCACCAGCAACGCCTCCAGCCACGACAGCATAAATGTATTGCGCCACTGAGGTGGTGTTATACGCGATACATGTTTGGTAATATTGAATTTAAACATTTTGAGGCGTGTAGGTTATCAGATCGTTGAATGTACTTCCGGGTGTATCATCCTCTACCATGTAGCCCGATGCCGTTTCATACACCCTATCAATGTATGTCGACTCGCCGCTAATAACGATTCGCGCCGACGTGATGGATACATCGATTACACCTGGAACCTTCTGGATAGCATCGATGATCTTATTGAGATATACCATGCCATCGAAGTCGAGATTTACAAGATAACTATTGATGGCCCTGTTTACCGAGGTTCTCACGACATCCATATCATATAAACCGTCGAAAAAAACATTTGCTGTGAGACGAAGCCTGTCACCATTGAGCGATACCACCTGTATCTTGGTGCCGGCAAATTTAATGCGCTCCAGGTAGGTCTCCAGCTGATATACTTCCTCGTCCGTCAACGGCTGCTCAGCACCGATCCCGCCCTTGGCTACTTTGATCTGAAGTAAAAGACCGTCGCCGCTCTGCGCTTCTTTGTAGGACGATCGGGTTACGATGCGCTTGGCAGGATCCTCTACCGGATAGGTAGCGATACCATTAACAACCTGTAGCTGGTCGCCTGCCTGGAACTCCCGAACGCGTGCCACATACCATGACGGCGTTCCAGCCTGCCTGGCGGCAATCTTGTCTTCCACTTCCTTGCGAAAGAGATCGAACACCACTTCGTGAAATTGAATCGCTACGGCAGTGATATAAACCCACAGTCGCCACACAGCCACTGCAGACGCGGACGAAAGGCGGTTCAGCTCCGAATGCCTCTCCTTTTCCGCGATGATTTGATTACTGATTTCTGTTATTGAACGTGCCATGTTATTATTCTATAGTTCTAAGTATAGTAACGTATTTTGATTATATGCGATCAGGGCGTGATGAACACTATCGCAAACTATCACGATCGATCAGTGCATAGTCTGCATGTGTCGGCGTAACCTCGTTGGGTGTGTAGCCCTTCAACAGCACACGATTATTCTTTTTGCTATAATCTACAAGCTGATAGGCATCTGCCTCCTCGTCAGTTATGCTATATATCCGCAACCGTTGTCCTGCTGTAGAGTATCCAAAAAGATAAACACCGGGCTGGGCCTCCGCAAGAGCCTCGGAATTATAGCGTATCACCTTATCGAACACAATTCCTATGGGGTCGCCAGATTGGGTGCCCACGCCAACATTTGTCGGCTGTCCATAAAGGCGAATGAAGGCAAAATAAGGATCATCCATAATCTTAATTCTCCATGTGCTTACATAGTCGCGCCGGAGAGCGTGTTGTTTTGTACCGTACGGACCGTCTATGAAACATTGCTCATCGGAACCAGTCATAATTTCAACATACTTTCCATCGGCATCCTCGCCATAAGAAATAGTCGCATCTCCCGATGTAGTCCAACCGCTGGAAATATCAGTTAAATGATAATCCGGCGATAGACGCTTGATTTGATCGAACATAAGATATAACTGGCAATCATCCGAAGGGCTTATGTACTGCCCCTGAGATAGGTTGTAGATATCACGAGGAGTTAATATTCCTCTCCACACGCCCGCAAAGGTCATATAACCATTGAACCAATTGAAGACATTTCCGTTCTTGCCTATATAAAGCTTAGTCAGTGCGTCGGTGAGGTTGTTCCCGGTTCCCGGAATTTCAAGAACAAACACACCATTGACATAAATTCTGCTTATTCCATTGCCTTCCGTAACCGCTACCGTCATTAAGCGAGAAAAATCAGCTTTGAGATCTCCTGTAAACACACTGGCACTTTGGCCTCCGGAGAAATGTATTACATTGCCATTAACACCGTTATTAAGCAAGTACATATACTTCTGAAAGTCATCGCCAACGCGGACCGACATGATATTCTCGTAGATACCGAACTTTCTATTGGAATCCAATGCGAACTGATATACATAGGTATATCCTTTCTCACCAGAAGGCACAAAGTCCGGAATCTCCAACCAATGATTATTGCCGAAACGAAGTGCTTTGTCACGCATGGGAAACCCTTTGAAGTCTACCGGGCTTACAAAATCCGATGGCGTCGTGTTAAAAAACTCAATGGCGTAATTACCGGTATAGTCTAGCGCGTGGCTCCCATCAAAATGATTACCAAAATCGAGATCCATGATAATGTTGGAAATGCTCTTGTACTCATCTGTATCGAGAAGCCTTCGCAACGTCCTTATTTCATTCTCATCAGCTGCCTTATCCAGCATAATGAATCTGCCGGTATCTGTCGATCGGTTATTGGTTAACGTTGAGAAATTGATTTCTTCAATAAAGCTGAAGGGACCGGTACCCGGCGATTGATAATAATGATCGTCCTTGGTCCAAAGACGCAGGTATCCACCATCGGAAGAACCGCCATTCTTACACACAAGCACATAGCTTTTAATCTCCCCCGGAAAATAGTTATCTGCAGAATTGGCGCCAAGCCCATTGAGAAGTTCTATGGAGCCCGTGCTCATAAGACGAAGACCGACAACACCTGAATCATAATTCGCCTTACGTGTAGTAAAAACATGAGTAAAGTTATTGGGGTACGCACCGAATATCTCTGGCCCGGGTGCCCTGAAAGATATAGCCATCGTGAAATCCGGGTAGGTTGCCGGCCCAAAATTCTTGACGACGGCATAGCTGTTAACCTGATTACCACGCCAGAAATAGGATCCGCGGAACTCCTTACTATATACATTCTTCCAGGCACTCTGCATCAGAAGATTGTTCTGCCCGAGCTCATCCGCAGTGAACCCTTGAAAGTCGCAGTGATTGGCCGTATTACGATCCTCGAAAAGCTCAGTAGAATATATCCTTACCGCAGTACCCGGAGTAGTACTCCTGTAGTCTATAGTAAAATCCATCTGCCCCGAACTATTAGTATACATATTCCAGATGCGCTTTTCTAAAACGGTATCTATCGCTTCGTTGGCATCGTCTATATTGGTCAAAACGCAGTTGATCGAAAACGAAAGCCCTTTGTTAATAGGACCAATAAGCTTCAGTTTAACTACACCTGTGACAAATCGAATGCCCGTTGGCGGATCGAAGGAAACAACCGGATATATTCCGCCCCATCCTGACGTTGCCGAGTTCGGTGTACCAAAGGGTATAGCGTCTTCACCGGCGGCATATTCTATATATGCGCCATGTTCGTCTGTTCCGTTAGTGATCACTGGGGTTCCATTTAGCGCTGTCAGCGAAGGCACACGCGCGCTGACAAATATCGCTTTACCGTGATTGTATTGCTCGCAGATATCATAGGCCTTTTCCGCCCTTCGCTCATTTAACGGATAATGCGAGATCACGTAACGGCGCAGATATCTTGGTACTACGTTCTGCCCCTGGAGTATCGACATATCGCTAACCAATGGAGCGGCCAGCATAAAGACCAGGTTAGACAAACACACGTCTGCATTACCGACAATAATTGATTGATCGAACGTAAAAGTATCATCCACACTCAATGAATTCGAGGTAACAACCATATTGTTATTCACCCAAACCTCAAGAGCCGTTTCTCGTCTGACCACAGTCAAACGAAATATGCTATTGTCCATAACGGCAACATCCGTAAGACTAAGGTTAGTGAATGCGCCGCTATCCGTCCTGAAAGAAACCTTCAACGCACGCGGTCCGATATACGACACTGAAAGTTCAGATCCTGTACTTCCGGTAGCGTTAAGAACAGTGCCTCCCGTAAATCCGAAAAGCACCATCGTGATCGTAAAATTCGAATTTCTCCAGTGATACCGGTAATCGGGCGTGATGGAGAAAAACTTTCCGCTTCCAAACTGCAGCATATTTTCGGTAGCCAGCAGCTTATGTTTCCTGAAGTTTTGACTTGTTCTGCTCATACTTAATTCTTATAAAGAAGAACACATTCTGCCATACCACTGTACCCGGGCCTGTAGGTGGCAAGCGCTTTGATAAAGAATATAGTCCCATTGTTAGCATTGCCGCTGACATTTGCAGTTATCCAGTTTTGCAACGTGCTTATGTTCAAGGGACCACTGTATGCGGAATTCTCCGTGCGCGCCTGGAATGTCACGTCACCAAGCAGATTGGTCCAGAAGACAGACATATCCCTGGTAAGACCGCGGAATACAGTCTCGTCTTCTGTAAACATATCGCTGTCAAAACGGAACACCGACCTGTACGACACGGAGTTTCCGATATCGCCAGGGAGATATGCAGCAGCAATCTTAGAGTCTGATCCAAGCGGCACATACCCGCCAGGTTGCCCCTTGGAAGCACTGTCTTCCGGCTGGAAACCAAGCACGTTCTGTTTGCCGGCTACAAGTGTGTTCAGCGATATTACGTCGTTCCATATACCTTCAAACAGACTATAAAGATCCTGTTGCGTAGTAATATCACCGGCTATGGTTCCCCAAAGCCCACCTGTACTTGCGGCAGGAGCTTTGTATGTGCCGTCGTCCGACAGGAACAAAGATCCCGATCCTGAGTTCCGGATCAATGCAATACGGTTCTTCTCATCCGTGGTCACGAATTTCTTCCCACTGGCGATATCACTGATCTGATCAGGCGTGAGGTTTACGTTACCACCATCAGGAGCAACATTGTTTACAGTCTTTACACCGCCTATCCATGTGCTCAACGCACCAGCGCTTACTCGCATCGTTTCGGCCGGTGTGTCAATCACCAGCCAGTCTGCCGCATTGATCTCCTCGCGGAGGTTGAGTTCCAATATGTAGCTCATGATACTTTTTGTTTTTCGAGTTTAAGTTGAATTTTATTACCGCTCCTGGCGAATATGAAGTGGCGATCGTGATCGGTGAGATAGTCCGACGTATCTACAACAGATATATATACTGAAATTGTAACCTGCGAGCCACGCCCGTCCTCAACGACCAATGTATAAGAACCGGCCGAAACATTACTGAGATTCTTTGTGGTTGCTCCGTTACTCCAGATGTATGCGTAAGGTGCCTTACCACCGGTTACTGAGACGCGTACAGAACCATCACCGCCAAGTTCCTCGTTCTGAATGGCGGTTATCTGAACTGCCAAAGAAACGTCAACGGCATCGACAGTATCCGAATTATTGATCTCATGATTGTTCTGTCGGAAGTACACCGCATCGCTATCCAAAAACGCATTGCGTATCTCCAAAACATCGCCGGATTTGATTTCACTTTCCACGGTAAGACTGTTGTCTTCCAACAGCCACCAGAAGCCCGAAATATCCCCGTAATATTGCAAGGCAATGTCATACAGGCTTTGCCCATCTTTTACTGTTATTTGCATGGGTTAAATGGGTTGAACGTCGAGAGTGATATCAAAATCATTTACTTTGATAGTATTGACACGGTATCCATCCTTCTGCAACTCGAATCGCACGCGCTGTGACAATTCGGTAGAAGAGATCGATCCGTTTTTATACTCTACAATAGCCACACCCAGCGTAGGGGCCGCCAGAAAGTTTCCCTTATTCGCCTCGATAATGGACTGCGCATGTTGCTGATCCGAATCTCCCACAAGAAAATCGCCCCGAAGGGTCCTTACCTGGTTATCGTTATCCAATAATATATCCTGGTTTGCCATGTGTTTATTGTATTGTTCCTGTACCTGTACCCGTTTGCGCGCTCGCCGTACCTGCTGTCGCCACGGTTACATTGACCACGGCGTTCGCTTTAATGTGATTCACGATCACATCGGCTACAGCTTTCCAGAAGTCCCGCCGTATTTGCGGCAGATCTTCTGTATTCGCTGTCATATTGTTGTAGTCGTCCGCTGCGTTTTGCAGCGCCGCACCTAAAAGCTGACTGTTAAGAGGCATTACGTAAAAGGTTTTGAATTATAGATTTAGCCTGATTGAGCTTGGCCTGATCGGGATTCGTTCCCTGCACTACCACGGTGGTCAGAACAGCGTCTATGATCAGCTCCAGAGCATCGCGCAGCGTATCTTCTCCCTTGGCTATCAGTAAGCCGTCTTCGGTTTGCTCCAGCTTTGCCGAAGCTATCGTTAACGCCCAGGATGTAAGCTCGCTGGCCAGTACGACAATCCCGGTTTCTGCATTGACCGGTATAATGAATACATTGGAGCCCTTCTTCGGCATCTGTTTGATACCCTTATCAGGATTGACTTCAGTATTCACTCGCACATCAAAAAACTCCGGCTCGTTAACTGGCTTCACATCTATAGTACCGTCCGCGTCATGAACGTCTATCACCTCACAAAGCAACGGGTATGTCTTTCCCGACGCTGCAAGAATTTTTACCATTTCCTGTAGTGTCATACGAGTGCCTCCAGTCCTATTTTTTGACGATACCCTGATGAGCCGAAAGTCCTCTCGATCGACTTGGCAATGTAGGTTCCCGATCGTTCCCGGATAACCGGGTCAATGAGATTAACCTTGTCGCCATGCAATACAACCTGTTCGCCGAACGTAGTGAACGAACCTTTAAAGCCCGTAAACTTGAAGCGATCCAGATCGCGCTGCGCATTTTTCTTCAGTTGATC